CAGCGCTTTTACTTCCGCTTGCCTTTGCCCTTGCTGCTGCCCTTCGGCTTGCATTTGCCCCATGTCGCCATGATTCATTTCCTCCTGTGGCATGTCCTCGGTATCGTCGCCGGGTTCGTTCGCGTCGCCGCTGTCCTCGGTATCCTGCTCCTGCTGCGCCTGCGGCTGTTGCATGATGATAGGCGCGGGCGGCGGTTCCGGGTCGGGGTCGGCAGGCGTCAAGCCCTTGCCGATTTCCGGCACAAGCAAATTGCCGCGGTCGTCGCCAAGCGGCTCATCCTGATAGTAGCGCGCCCGCACTTCGTCAACCGTGTGCGTCTGCGAGTAAGCGGCGATTTCCGACAGCTCCATTTGCTTGTCAGTGACACGGATATCGTCAAACTCACCGACAAGGTTCGGCCCATACATAGGCAGTAGGTCGTTGGTGATTTTCTCTGCCACGCGCACCAGGTGGGGCCAAACGCCGTATTCGATAAATGTGCGCTTGCCGCTTATGCTGTTGGCTTCCGTGGCGTTGACTGCCAGCATACTGGACAGGCCGGGAGCGTAGATGGCGAACACTTCTTCCTTCGTGAAGGTGCGCCCCTCGAGGAATTGCATGTCACCCTGCGACATGGCGGTGTTCACCCAATTCACGCCGTCGCCTACGCCGCGCATCATCATCAGGCTGCGCTTGGTGCCGCCGTATTCCTCTTTGACGTCGCGCTTCATGCGTTCCCAATCCTCGTTTTGGATCGGGTCTTTGAACGCCAAAATACCCGGCATCTTGGCGTTGTCACGGCTAAAGAAATTCGTATTCCACTTCTGCGCCGCCATGTCACCCGTTGCCACAACTGCAAGCGCCTCAATGGGCGACAAGCCGACAAACGAGTTAAGCGGGTGGAAGCGCCGGAAGTGCACCACCTCGCCCAGCTCCAAGGGAATGCTGGTCATCTCGTCGGCTTGGTAGACGTACCCACGCAGGTACTGCCTGCCATCCGGCACGGGCTTGACCTTGTGCGGAGGGAGCAGCCATAGTTCGGCAGGCTTGCCGCCGACAAGGTTGAGCCACCAATAGGCGTTGCCGGTTAGCGCGTAGTATGCCAGCGTGCCCTCGATGAACTCGGCGCGGCTGTTGAGTGGGTTCGGTCGGCGCAAGAGCAATTCAAACGGGTGATTCGGAATGTCGTTGGTTTCTTCGCCGGCCAGCGCAAGCACGTTAAATGGCGTGGTCGCGCCGATGCCAGCAACGGTAGACACGGCAATCTGTACCCAGGTCAGACGCTGATAAAGCTCAAGCTGTGCTTCAGGGAGTCCGCGGTCGGGGATGCTGTAGGCTTCAGCGGTAGCGTCGGCACGCAGGAAGGCGGGGACTTCGGTGATGGGCTGCATCTTGGCGGGCGAACGGGGAATGAGCGAATACGGGTCAACCTGCGAAACAGGTGCGTACCCCAATAGGCGTGCGATATTATCCCTAATGCCCATCGTATACCCGCCCCGCCACCCCTAACCGCGCCAAAAGCCACTATGGTTAGCATAGCGGAATAAGAACGCGTATTCTATTGCAAAGGTTTGCAGTATTTTAGGGGGTAGCGGGTGGTTGGGTAGACAGCAACGCTTTTATCTCATACGACATCGCATTTACCAAGCTAGGGCCTAGCTCCCGCGGATCTCCTTGGTCAACCAATTCGCCACTGATAAGCATTGAGGCTTCGCAACCATACACGCGCACGGCAAGGCGGTACTGATTATTGCGCAGTAGGTCTATGTTGGCTCGACTAGGGGTATGCACTTTGACGTATTCGAGGGCGGGGGCATAAACGAACGATTCCTCTACGCCACACGCTAACCGGAACGCCTGCGGGTTGGCGTTATACGTGGCGTCGTTCTGTAGGTCATTGATGTAGATTTTTGTATTTGCCATCATCCCCCCATCACTCGCGCTGCCTTGATCGCCAGTTGTACCGTATTGCAACCGGTCTTTTGCCGAGCTGCCGCCGCGTGCTTGGTAACGGTAGTGTACTCGATGTGCAAACGCCGCGCTATCTCCGTCTGCGGCACACCTTGCGCCAACAGTTCGACAACCTCGCGCTCCCTGCTAGTCAACACGTCCATAAAATCCACCGTCCCCTCGCCTTACCCTGCCAACCCTACGCACATTGCAAGCCGCCGCCTATGACTTAAAACAAGTCATCCGTTACGCCCCGTCAGAGTGCCCATTGTCCACATCCTGTCCAACGTTGCGCCCCTGTTTTGCGCCTGCCAGCCGCCGGAATCGCGTTACGCTGCCGTCAGACTACGGTAAGACGCGCGGCGGGTGGTAAGGTGCCTACACAAAGTCCACGTAACTGCTCACGTAATGCGCCGCCTGCCACAACATCAGCGCGCGGCTTATTACCGTGTCATCATGTGCCCCACTCGGCGCGCTGTAGCTGCTGCGTCCCGTCGTCGCGCTCACCGTGCGCTCGTATGCCTCTAACTCGGCAGTCCACACCGGGTCAGCCTGCCATGACCACTCCGCGCGCTCGAACGCAAGCGCCATGTTCTCGATAAGCGGCGGCTTGGTCTGCGCCGTGGTGGTGAAGCCGATAACGGGTAGCCCCATGCGTTGCAGCATCTCATGCACGGGCGCGCCTATCGAATTCAGCTCGGTTAGTATCGCGGCCGGCTGCCATCGCTCGGCAAGTGCCTGTAGCCGCTGCGTTTGCACGTGGTAGTCAACCTGGTTAAACCTGTCGCGCGCCACCTCCTGCCGGCACGTCACGCAGCCGACGCTAAAGGCGCTGTAGTCATTTTCGCGGGCCCAATCGCAGCCGGCGATAATGTGGTGCCCCGCGTGCGCCTCCGGTGTGGCGTCTAGCGGCGCTGTGAGGCACGCTGATACATTCCTGAATACGCTCCCGCCGTCCTCTAGGAATAGCGCGTTAATCTCCTGCTGATACACCCGTTCCGGCATTGTCTCCCGCATGGCGTCCAGTTCGGATTGCTTGAGCCGTGGGTTCACGCTGCTAGGCATCTGCCAGGACGCCCACTCGCTAACGGCGGGGTCTTGCCCCCACTGGAACATCTGCCAGAAGCCGCCGCGCCCCTTGGGTGTGCTCAAGAAATACGCATCGCCGGAATAGTCAACCAACGTAGGACGCAGCACGTATTGCCATGCGTCCATTAGGTCGGGAACCATCGCGGCTTCATCCACGATGATGCGCTTGTACTTGCGCCCGCGTGCGCTATCGGGGTTGTCGAGTGACCAGAACTCCAACACGCCGCCCGCTATGTTCTCGATACGGTGTTCGCTGTTGCTGACACGCGCCGCCACCGGCTTGAGCACGCGCAACGCCTCGCGCCATACCTCAGTAAGCATCTTGTACGTGGGGCTGAACCACCCCACCGGATAACGCAGCACGTCAGGCGTAACGCAACGGTCAATACCAAGGGTAGACTTTCCAAAGCGTCTCCCGCAGGCAAGACAATTGAAACGGCGCGCCCCGTCGATAACCCGCTGCTGCCCTTCGTGGGGTCTAGGTAACGTTAGGGTCAGCGTCTGCATATTTGATTAGCACCTGTAGTGGTCCGCCGCCCTCGCCTCTCACGTCCTGTTCCACGCGCTCCACGTACCCCCGCCCTTTGCCCTTCGTGCGCAGCCGGAATTGCACCGCCCACGGTTCGCCCGCGATTATCGCCTGATACAGCTTCATCTCCGCGGCGTCGTCTACCTCGCCGTCCTGCTGCTCCATCTCGGCGCGCACGGCGGGGTAGCGGTCGCGGTAGTTGTAGATGGTTTTGGCTTCGCAGCCTAGACGCTTGGCAGCAAGATAAATCATGCCCTTGGTGTCCCGAAGGGCTTCGATTACCTGCTGTTGCGTGTACTTCTGGCGGGCTGCCATTATGTAATAATGTACCTACTCATGTGTCCAGGTGCTTGAGTACCATGCCGTAATCGTCCACGCCCTGCGGTATCTCGACACCGGGGCGGCGAATCAGCCGGTTGTTTTTGAACGGGCGATAGTCTACCTGATGCTGCCATCTGCCCCACTTGCGCGTGATTGTCACCACGTCGGGGTGCTGCTGCTGCAAGGACTGCGCCATAAGCAGCCGCCCGTCAGCCTGCCCGTTAAGTTTGTATAGTTCCTCGGTATTGCCGCCTTTCATGGTCATTGTCGCTTGTTTCTCAGCCAAGAACGCGTGAAACAGAATCGTGCACCAACCATCTTTGAGCGCACGTAATGAAAGGTCGGTATCTTCGTTATAGCGTCCCCGCCAACGATAAGGCAGGTCGTTCTTAATCAGGATGCAAGAATATATGCGAGTATTCAGACCAAAAGGAGCGCGCTTGAATTTCCGCTTTACAAACCATCGATAATCCATGCCGGATAAAGCAACGTTGGTATATCGGTCTGTGAAGTCCTCGCAAGCAGCAAAAACAGTTCCGTCCGTCGCCTTGTAATACGAGTTGCGATTCAGACGGACAAACCATCTAATGTTATCGTCTAGTATCCAGTGACGTTCTGCACCAATGCTGATTGAATGTTCCCATACCCAATTACGCGCAGGTATGCCGCCAAGCCCTAGATTGCTGAACGGCAATACAAAAATCCTAGCGGGGTCAATCACCGCCGCATACTGCTCATACTCTTGAGGCTCTATCACAATATGATAGGGAACGCGCATCGCCTCTAGCGCTTTGCTAGTTAGCCGCGATTCCCAACGCCCTTTAGAAATGATGTAGACCGGATATTTAGGATTCATCTTCGGAAGTCACAGCACCAAAGCTTTGCGTTTCCTGTTTTGGGTACCAGATACTTCTAGTCTCCTTAGTGACCGTCTGCCCCATCAGTTGAGCAAATTTAGCCAAATCAGCCTCGTTAGCGATATGTACTTTGACGGAAGCTATAGCGCCAAAAACATCCTCCTGCACAAATTCCGGCATACCCTGCCACTCCTGCGCGGGGTCTACCACCTCGCCCGCAATGCCGTTGAGTAGCCCGTCTAGTTCATGCTCAAACCACAAGCCCGACAGGTCAAGCCCTGCGTTCACA